AAAGCGGTAACACAATAGCTAATGGTATTATAAGCGCTCCTAATTTACCTAAATTAACAAAAATACCTTTCGACAGAGAAGTTGCAGATCCTAACAGTGATTTTAACATTGACACAAGCGCAAGGCCTAATTATCAATTTAGGGCTCCTGCTACTGGACAGTACACTTTTAGCTTGTCTTGCTTATGGAAGTCTTGTTATACTCATGGTTATGTTTTAGGACCTAGCGCCACTTCAATAAAAGATCTTGAAGAAGCACCTGCTCTTACTGTAAGCTGGGACTTTATTACTGCAGAGCAAGAAAAGTTTTATAATCCTTGGTTTATACCAGTGTTTAGACCTTCGCCAGCAGCTATACAGCTTCATTTTGTTAACAGTGATGGTCAACCCACTATACCTAGCACTAGGCAAACATCTTTAGTTCCTACTGTTAGCGGTGGTATACAAGCTGGAGGAAATAACTTTATTTCTGGTGAGTACGCTTCTACAGATCCGACAAACGTTAAGCTAATAGGAGCGCCTGGAACAACAGATGCTGGGTTAGAGCTTAGTGAAGACTTAGACGAAATTATTAACGGAGGAGATCATCAAGGAGTTTCATTTAACTTTTATAAAAGCGCTAACAACTATAACATTGGCGGGTTTATTAACTCAGTAAATAACGAAATATACAACAGGTGGAGAAACTTTAATTCTTTAGATCTTACAGAAAAATTAGCTCCTATATTTATTAACTGCGCTGGCTTTGCTACTGATAATCTTACTGGTTGGTCTCACACTGGTTTTGGTAATGCATCATATTTATCTTCTTCTACAAGCACGTCTAGTAATATTTCCGTAGCTAATATGCAAGCAATTAGCAATAGTACAAGTAATCCAAGCGTTAACTTTGAGCCTGACATGGGAAATAACTTAACGGACGGTGAGATAGCTCACTATGCTTCTGATAAGTTTTTGTATACGCCGAGGCATTATTTTGATGATCATGCTGATGCTTTCCCATATAGTTACGCAGAAATGGAAGTTACTGTTGATTTACTAGAAGGAGAAGAAGTTTCTTTATTTTATAGAGCTTGGGATTTTGAAGCAGACGGTATAAACTCTTATGATTTTTTAGACAAACATCCTCATGATAGTGGCGGTTTGTTTAGGCAATATGTTCCTTCTGACACAGATCTTTGGGCTACTCAAGTACAAGCTCAAGACGCGTGGCCAACTATAGGAGGCGTTCCACATTTTGCTTACACATGTGATTACAATGAAAATGTAACGTATTATGGGGCTCCACAAACCCAGCAAGTAGGAGCTGGTCCATCTAGTAACAACAGTGAATCAGATCCTATTGGTTTAGTAACAGGTTTAGGAGGTTTTAACCCTATAGTTATGGAAAGACTAATCGATTATTCTACTGGTGTTGGTAGCGCCGGTTATGATATGAAAGTTAGTTTTGGTGGTATTGGGCAAACTAATTACTTTGGATCAGATTATGCTTCTCACGGTGTTGCTGGTGGATCTTATTATTTAAATATAAAAGATGAAATAAATGGATTTGGAGCAAAAAGAACTAATTTTAGAGTATTAGCTGCCCCTGCTTATAGCGAAGATGTTATCATAAAAAAAGGCACTGAGTCTATAAAATCTGAAAGAGTTTATGAGCTAGGAGTAGTATATTTAGATAAATTTGGTAGAGAGTCTACTGTTATTATAGATCAAGATGGTGATTACAGTAGCTCTAAAATACTTCAAAAAGATCAAAGTAAAACAAAAAATAGGTTTGAAACAAGAATATATCATAATGCTCCAGCTTGGGCTGAAAGTTATAAGTTCTTTATAAAAGAAGTTGCGCCAGAGTATTACAACATATCGCTTCATAAAGCGTACGACAACAATGATGGTGGAGTATATGCTTGGTTATCATTTAATTCTTCTGATACAGACAAAATAAAAGTTGGAGATTATATATCTCAAAAGAAAAAACACGGCTCTAATGATTCTGTAAACAGCTTAGAAGCTACGTGGAAAGTTTTAGCTAAAAACGAAGGTATACCAAACGGCGCTGATGGCAATCCAATAGACGCTGCTGGTTCTACATTTTCAAATGGAGCTCCTACGATACCTATTGGTGGACAAGATAGTGGTGGTAAGTTTTTTATAAAAATAGAAGCTGATGATGCGTTTGATCAAAACTTAGGTAATGTTAATTTGCAAGGCGGACCACTACAAAGCGACAACAACGTTGTTAATGGCGCTGTTTTTGAGGTTATTCCAGATTATAAAACATTAGAAAAAACTAAAGAAAACGAAGATGAGCTTGGCTTTTTCTGGGAAATGACAGACGCTATACCTATTAAATTAGATAAAAAAAATGCACAGCAGTTTATTAAGATAGGTCATATTTTTGAAATAGATTCAGATCAATCAGAGGATTATGGGTATTTTGCAAACGTAGGAGATTTTTATAACAACAACGGAGGTAAATCTGCTATCACAAATGTAGTTGGAGCATCAATATTTACGGCTGGTTTAGGTTCAAGCGCTTGGTCTCATGTTCCTAATCAAGGCAGCAATAACACTGGCTTGCCAATAATATCAAACGATGCTTTTTGCGAGTTAACTTTGGAAAATCCAAATTTACCTAGTTTTAATTTAGCGCTTGCTAGTAGTGGCTACAAGCTGATAGGCAAGATTACTAATCCAGAAGATGGCTCTTATGTTTCTGTTGAAATAGGAAATGATATACAAGCTGGTAGCAATAGAGTGTATGTAAAACCTTATACACATAGTACTAATGGTTACTCTAGCACTTTTAGACAAGCTCACGATTGGTTTAATTGTTATTCTTTTGGAAATGGAGTAGAATCAGACAGGATTAGAGATGACTTTAACGAAAAAACTTTATTTGCTTATACTGCCATAGGTAAACAGAGTGGTTTTAAAGCTAGTAAGTTTTTTGATGACTACAAAGAAGAATACCGCCCTTATGATATTATATTTTCTCAATTATATAATGAAAGAGCTGGTATTGATCAAACTAATCAATTTATATTAGCAGACACTATAACTAAAAGACTAAATCCTGAATACGGAGCCATAACAAAGCTTCACGCTAGAAACGCTATAGGATCTATGGATGATGTTATTGCTTTATGTGAAAATAAAATAGTTAAAATACTATCTGGAGGTAAAGACGCCTTATTTAATGCTGATGGTAATCCTCAACTTTTGACTTCTAGTAGAGTTCTTGGACAAACAATGCCTTTCGGAGCTGATCTTGGCTGTCAGAATCCTGAGTCTTTTGCAGCTGATCAATATAGAGTTTACTTTACAGATGTTAGTAAAGGTTCTGTTTGTAGGCTTTCTAGAGACGGAATAACATCAATATCAGATGTTGGTATGAGCGACTGGTTTTATGACAACTTAAGCAGCGCTGGTTATTATGCTTCAGGAAATACGCTTTCTGTCATTGGCAGCTTTGATGATAACAAGCAAGAATATAATATTACTTTACACAATAGTTTAAATTATAACTTTAAAAAGAATGTGTACAGTTTAGCTTATCACGAACCGACAGATGGCTGGGTAAGCTTTAGATCTTATGTTCCAGAGTTTGGTTTTAGTATAAATAATAGATATTACACTATTAAAAATGGTGTTATATGGGGTCACAATGAAGAGTCTTCAATCACTGAGTATAATAAATTTTATGGAACTGATTACGATTCTACGGTAACACTACTATTTAACGACGCTCCAAGTTCTGTAAAATCATTTAGAACAGTTAGCTACGAAGGAACCCAAGCTAAAATAGTTAAAAATCTAACAGACGGTGAGTACTATAACAATTACAACTCTGATATTGACGGTTGGTTTGTAGACGATATAACAACAGACAAGCAAGAAGGTAGCGTGCCTGAGTTTATAGAAAAAGAAGGTAAATGGTTTAACTACATACACGGTCAAGCTACGACTTATATTAATGCTGCTGATGGAAGTTCTATTGATAACAATATAGACTTTGCAGAATTTAACATGCAAGGTTTAGGAAATTTATCTGCTGACGCTGTGACTGTTGATGGTACTAACCCTTCTTTAGGTAATAATATATCTCTACTTATTAGCTCTCCAACAAACGTTCAAGGCATTACTGTTGATCAAGTTTTAAGTAATAGTCTTACTAATATATCTACTACGCCATCTAGTAGTTTTACTAGCGCTTTTGAAATTATACCCTCTCCTGGATATTCTATATCAGCTGGATCATTTTTAGCAGATTTGAATAATTCTACTATAACTAACTCCAGCGGAGTTGCTGTTAATCCTTTTAATAGTAATCAAAGTATTACTTTTAGCGATACAACTGTTCCAAATACTCCTGCAAACACTGTTTTAGCTACAGTTACTTTTGATAATGCTGTAAATATAAATTCTGATCAATCGTTGAGTATACCTTTGAGTGGCATAGCAGTAGGAGGCTCTTTAATTTATGAGGCTAATATATATATAAATCACAGTAATTTTCCTTCTATACCTACTTTTTCTTGGAGTCCTGGAAGCGGTTTGGTAATAACACCGTTAAGCTCTGGAGTTAATAATTCTATATTCAAAATATATGGACTTGTAAATCCTAGTCAATCAACAAACTTGTTTAGTTTTACAGCTAGTTTAGTTGGGCAAGTTATATTTGCACAAGCTCCTACTATTAATTATGCTAATATAATAAACACTAGTTTTAACTATAGTAGTAGCGTAAACTTTAACAGCTCGGCCCCTCAAACGGCTTCTGCTACTGTAGATTATCTAACTAGTGTTAATGATGAAACTTTTGTTTCAGCTGATAATCAAATATACATAGATCTTAATTTTCAAAACTGTAGCATAACTCCAGCTACGACGCTTGTTATATTAGACGATGATAATAATACAGATATAAATCCAATATAATATGAGTCAACAAATAGTAACAATACCATTAAATATAAACGGTTATACGTCTGTAACGGCCTACGCCCAAGACAACAACCCATACGTGGCTAGTGGTGGAACTTTCCCTGCTATGATAACTATCGGGTCAGTAGGTTCTACTACTAGTGAAGTATCTTTTTCAGTGGAAGATAACCAAACGAACGCTACAAGAACTTGCTTTATACACTTGTTTGGAAACTTAAATACTAGCTCTACTCCAGACGCTACTATAACAGTTCAACAGTCAGAGAACGACATATTAAGTCTTGAGGTTACCAACGTAGATATATCTAATTATCAAGGCTCGCCTAATTACTTTACTGCGCTAAATAGCACTGCTTCTTCTGTAAACAACGGCGGAACAATACATAATTCTGGAGTTACTAACTATGGCGCTAGATTTACTACTAATCAAAATGACACTTTTCAAGACTTAGATAGTGGTTTAACCGCTAGTGGCGCTCAGCTTTTTTCAATAGACTTTTTAAACGAAAGTCAGCAAGTGGTGAGTACTGATGATAACCCAGCTAGCGGCACTTCTGGTTGGCTAAGTTTTACAGCTCCGTCGTCAACTGCTGCAACTAATCAACAAGTTTTACAGTGGAGCGCAGCTGTAAATCCTCAAAATGCTCCTAAAAGATTTGCTAGACTAAAATTTAGACATCCAGTAGACAGTAGTTTTGAAGATACTGTTTTAATAGAGCAAGACAGAGGATATGATCCAAGTCTTGATACTGTCGATATTAGGTGTGAAGAAACTCCAGCAGGTACTAATACTACTGATAATCCACAAACAATAACTTCGGGAAATCCAACTGTAGGTACTTTGTCTGGTAGCTTTGCTAGTCAAACAAGCGGAGCTTCTACATATTCAGGTGACACTTTCGTTTTAGACAACAACTCTCAAGTATTAACAGTTCAATATGATGTTGAAAAAAGTAATGTTAATTTTAATACTGCGCCTTTAGTAACTCTTGACATGTTTGATCATGAATATGATTATACTTATTTAAGTCCTCAATTAGGCGACTTTGCTACTGTTAGTAGTTTTTCAACACCTACAACTACTTTAGCTGATTATAATTTCTTCAACACTTTAAATATTGAATCGAATAACACTATAGCTACTAGAAGATTTAGACTTAAAGCTCATCATCCAGATAATACAAATTACCCAAGTGGAAGCGATGGTTACATGTATGTTATTCAAAAGCCACAGCCATTATCGTGGTTTCCACAAAACGGTAATCCTACTGCACTGTCAGATTACGTAGACGATCCTTCGTTTGCTCCTACATCAACAACTAATTACTTGTCAGCTAGTAATGTAAGTTACAATAATTCTAGTGGTGCAGAATACATTAACTATTATGGAACTTCTCTTCAAGGAATAGCTGTTAGAGCTACAGGTAATAAAGCTCCTTTAGTACTTGTAATAAAGTATGGAGAATATAATACACTACCGGGTAGCACTTGGTACAACAACCCAGGACCTGGTTTTCCTAGTCAAAGTGATATACCAGGATCTACATCTTCACTATATCCAAACATATCTGGATTAAACGGCTACGAATGGGAAGGATTAGGTTATCCTAACGCTAACGATTTAAATAATTGGCCTATAGGAAATTTCTGCGATGGTACTATTGCCGGTGAAGTTGGTTATCCTGGAGACGGTGGTTATAATACTAAAGTAGAGTATTTAGACACTAATACAAATAACTATGTAGATTACAAAGACTACGTTTTGCTAAATAATCAACTAAATGGAAATCATGTTTGTCAGTTAAAACTAACTCATACTGCACCTGTTTATAAAGAAAGATTTTTTGGATTAGCCGTTTGGCATCCTGATAACGTAGATTATAGCACTATTATAGGTAATAATACTCATAGACCAAAACCTGGTTTTGAATATACACCAGATGATATATTATGGGTTGCAAATCAAGGAAATTCTATTACTGGTGGCAACAGCATAACTGTAGCTCTTAATCAAAATATGACTAATTCTACAACAAGTAATTTAAATAATGTTCCTACGAACACTATCAATATAGCTGCTGGCGGTTCGAGTTTTACTAGCAAGATAATAATAGGTACTGAGCAGTATGATGCTTTCTTACAATACTTCTATGTACAAGGTGCTGATTATAGAGTTAAGTTTAGATGTGCTTATCAAACTGACCCAAATGCAGCTATTGCTGCTAGTGATTTTAGACCTTTAGCACTTTCAACCGCTATACAAAATAGTACTAATATAGACGCAGCAGGTAATAATATGACAGGTAGCGGAATAGGTAGTGATGCAGTATTTGGAAACGCGTCTGTTCAAGCTACGGCTATAGGTAGCCAAAGCGCTACTTTTGAAAACGAATTTGGTGTTAATCCACAGCACTTCCTCCAAGGTAGCGGAGTGTATGATTCTACTATTGAAAACGAGCCTGCGTCAGGGCAAAATGCTCCTTCAGTTGTTGGTGTTAGAATACCAGAAAACAATACTGGAGAACAAAGACAGCTACAAGTTATATTTGAAAGTGAGTGGGACTCGCAGGAAAAAGTAATAATGTTAATAAAACAATCTGCATAATGGCAACAATAAGTTTAACAATAAACGGTAATATTAGCGACTTATTGCAGGTTGGCGATCAAGTTTACTACGCTAATAATGCTTCGTTTGGTGGTTTTTCAGCAACAACTAATATAGATGATGTTATACACATAGGAGAGTGTATACATATAGACGAAGCTAATAATCAAATATTAGTAGATACAGGTACTTTGAACTTTGCAATGCCGACTTCAGGCGCTTATATATTATTTAGCAAAGATAACGCTGTTAACTTAACATCGTTAATAGGTTATTTTGCTTCGGTTAAATTAAAGAACAACTCAAATATAAAAAGTGAGATATTTCAAGTTGGCGTAGATATAGATGAAAGTAGTAAATAACGTGTAATTATAATAGCATAAATTATATAAAATGGCAAAAGGAGAAAAAGTATTTAGAAATAGAGCTTCGGCTTTTAAAGGTAGGAGAAGAAGACAGAGAATAGAGGAAGAAAGGCTAGCTAAAGATGATTTTGATAGACAAATGTCAGCTTATTCAAGAGCTAGCACTCTTGGCAATATATATGCAGACACTCCAGACTTTTCTGAAAACTTAGTAAATCCATTTGAAGATTTAACTATAAACCAACAGCAAGCACAGTTTGAAAGAGATGCTGCTAGACAAGCTTTAGGTGATGTAGCTGCTCAAGGTGCTGCTGTAGCTGGTGGTAGTGGCTTTGGTTCTTTTGCTACAAACCTAGCTAGACAAGCTCAAATAGGTGCTACTCAAGCATCAGCCAGTATAGGACAACAAGAGGCCGCTAATCAACGTTTAGCTGCTCAAGGCGCTGACGCACTTCAAACAAGACAAATGGCCGCTAGACAGCAGCAGTTTATGTTACAAAAGCAAGGTGAAGAAGCTGCTTATAATAGAGCTACTCAAAGACAAGAAACATTACTAGCTATGGCTGGTGAAAGAAAAGCTGCTGCTACAGCTGCTAGACAAGCTAATACACAAATGTGGATGGGATTAGCAGGTAGTGTCATAAGCGCTGCTGGAAGTATTTATGGTGGTGCTTTAGCTGGTAAATAACAAATAACTAAACATGGCAAACGTTAATTTAATAAATTCTGTAGCTAAGGCTTATAGATCTATGAACGCATCTCTTGTAACACAGGCTGGCGCGACATCATTAGTTAGTGGTATTTCTACTGCTGGAAAATTTATATTAGAAGGTTTTAGAGAAGTAAAAGAAGCTAGTAGAAAATCTGCTCAAGCTCTTCAAAAAAAATTAGATTACACACCAGAAAATTTTGAAGACTTAGATTTAACAGAAGAGCAGATAAATGTAATAGACGACATTTACAACGAATATAATGAAGGTATTAAGCTAGCTACTAATCCAAACAAGAGACAGAGAGATGAAGAGAGTGGTAAGAATATGATGAACAATGCTAAAAAGCGATTAGATGATCTCTATGATAGTTTAACTAGTTTTGGAACACTATTAAACAGTGTTAAGAAAAATGCTAACGAAAACATTAGATCAGATTACAACGATCCAATGCAAGTTGTTTTATATGATTATATGGTAAATAATTATCAAGACTTCATGAAAAACAATGTAAAAATAGAAGAAAGCACTAGTCGCGCGTTTATTGAACTACCAGAAGCAGAAGGCAAATATTACTTAGATGAACTTGAAGAATTAACTAATTTTGATAAAAAAGCTGTAAATAACATTGATATAGATTTACGCAGCGACGTTGATAAAATAGCTACTAAAAATTTATCTGCAGAAGTTAGAAATAGAAAAATAACTGAATTAATAAATGGTAAGTTTAATCTTATAACAGATAATAACC